CGTTGCTACAAGCTTATATGCGTGAGCTCAGCTCCAATAGTCGTGTTGGGCGCAGTTCAGAATAAGCGTCGGTCAAGTGGAGGAGCAAACTAATGTCGATATTCTTAGATAGAGTCGATTCAGCTCCTTTAGCAGATGACGATTTCTCCTTTACATTTAATTCATGGATTTCAAATACGGTAGATACGATTAATGAGAACTTTGCAGATACTGAAGAACAGCTGAATGGTTCGGGTGATGCAACATTCATCACTAGAAAAACTTCCGCTCAAATAGTGGCATTAATAGGCATGAATGCAGTTCCAGTCTTAGATGTAGGTTCATTATGGTTTGATACGACAATTAGCAAATTAAAAGTATTGGTTACAGCTGCGGTCCCGGGGATTGCAAATGGGATTACAGAAACAGTAACAAGCGTTTAAGGATTTATTATGGGCATGTTTGATTTAGGTATTGGCGGACTTTACAAGGGTTTTAAAAGCTTTATGAACCCTGAGAAAGGCTATAAAAAAGGCCAAGAGCAACTTGACAAATACTACAATCAATCTCAAGGATATCTGCAGCCTTATAACGATCAAGGTCAAGAAGCTTATGGGCATTTAAATAATGCTATGCAGTCCCTGATGAATCCCACTGAACTTTATGACAAGTTTTTGGGCGACTATCAGCAAAGTGATGCTTCTAGGTATTCACAAGGCCGAGCAATGAATAATGGCCTGGATATGCTCTCGTCTATGGGGATGCTTGGTTCAACTCCTGGGTTGCAATCATTACAGGCTGGCGCTTCTCAAATAGGCGCACAAGATGAACAACGTTATATCGACCAAATGATTCAACAATATTTACAAGGCGCGGGATTAGCCCAAGGTATATATGGCCAAGGCGCTCAAGCGGCTGGTCAAATGGGTCAAAACGCTCAACAAATGGGCAATAACAGCGCTGAGATGGCGTTTGGTCAACAAAATGCTCCTGGCCAGATGTTTGGCAATCTATTAGGTACAGCTGCAAGTCTTGGCGGCTCATACATGGGCATGCAGGGTGCCAATAACATGGCCAATGCATGGAAGACGGGGAAGTAAATGACTAGGATTCCATTACCAGGAAATGGTGCAGAAGCGCTCCAAAGAGGAGTAGAGCATGGAACGAGTGCATTTGCTAATCTGCTTGGTCAAGGCATTCAAAGAGCTCAGATGCATCAAGCTCATGCTCATCATCAAGATACGCATGCCATTCAACAGCAACAACAAGCTCGTCTTGCTGAATTGCAACCTTATGTTATTGAGCAATACAAGCAGCAAGCAGCTGCGCATCCATACATTATTGAGCAATATAAGCAAGCGGCTGCTTTAGCTCCTTATGAACAACAAAGAAAAATAGCTGAAATCAATAATTTTGTTTCTCAGCAAGCTCAGCGTGAGTTTGACCAAAACTTTGTTAAACAGTTCATGGGTGGTCAAATGGGTGGCCAAGGATCACCTATGCAGCAGCCTGCTGCACAAATTCCAGGACAACAATCAGGAATGCCTCAAGGTCAAGGGCAGCCTATGGTTGCGCCTCCTAGTATGCAGCAGATTCAGCAAGGCTTTGGAGGACAGCAAACGCATCCTGCCTTGGCTGCAAAGATGAAAAAGCTGACAGGTTGGGATCCAAATGAATTAAGTCAAGAACAAAAAGATGCCAATAGTTTGGAATTATTTAAAAAGAAAGAAGAATATAAAAAAGATCAAGACCTCAATAAGCCAACGACTGCAACAGTTACTAAGCAGCAAAGTATTATTTCTGGAGGGAATGCGGCTAAACACAATCTAAAAAGATTGAAAAGTCTATCTGCTCCTATTCATTTTGGTGATTATTCTTTTAGTCCAAATGAATACGCTGATTATGAAGGTGCTGTAGAAAGTCTATTAGATAATTTATTAGAAGTAAGGGGATTATCTGGAACTTCCGAAAATAAACAAGCTGCGAGAAAAGAAATTTCAAGAAGAGATAGAGAAAGTGAAGCAAATTGGAAAAAAAGATTAGATATATTAGACAAAGAAATTGATCACCGAATGAAGTTAGCGTCTGATATTAATAAAACCAAAAAGGTTGAGCCACAACATGAGTCAAATTCCGGTATGTTGAAGGGCGTTGATGCAAGTGGCCAAAAATGGGAAGTAAAACCGGAAGATAAAGAAGGTTTTATGAAGGCGGGTGGTAAAATATTATGACTGTATGGCAAAACCCAGAGAAAAAACTTCCTGTATGGAAACAAACCGAGCCTGAAAAGAAAGGTTGGCTTGGTGTTAAAGAAGATGTTTATAAATCTGGAAAAGAGTTTTTGCCTGAATTTTGGGAAGCTTTAAAACAACTGCCTTCTGAAGCTGGCGGTGTAGCCACTAATCCTGGAAGGATTCCCCAAAACCTATTGGCTGGATTAGCTCAAGGTGGGGCAGGATTGCTTAATACGCCTGCTAATATTAGAGATTACTTGGCTAAAAAAGAGCTTATTTCCAATGAATCCCCTAGTTTACGATTGCCAGAATCAATTTTACCCAGAGAGTATAATTATGCGGAAGGCGTAGGCCTTGAAGGTCAAAAGCCAGGGGATGCCTTAACGCAAGGAATCGCATCAGCTGCGCCTTATGTTATGGGTGGTGAATTAGGTGCTTTAGGTGTGCCAGCGAGAATGGCTGCCAGAAGTGCTGCTCAAATACCTTTTGCTATTGGCCAAAATGAAAATCCTCTCAAGGCTGCCGCTATGGTGCCAGCTTTTGAGCTGCCTATTCGTGGGGCAATGAGAGGATATCAAGCTGCTCGCCCTGCTAATGCATTACGTGGAAATCTTCCCGTTGGTGAATTGCAAGCTAATGCCCGCGCCGCCGAAGGAACAAATACTGACTTGGGAAATATCATTGGCTCGCCTACACTCAAGCAGGTCTTTGAAAACATGTCTACTAAATGGCCAGGAAGTGGCTCAGATGAGCTTTTAGCTAGAATGGGGCAGCAAGTTGAAGGTCGTGCGCAAGGGTTGCTTAATGAGGCTGGCGAAGGATTAGGTCCCGGGGAGAGAAATGCACAATTAAAAACTGCATTAGAAAATGCGTATGAAACTCAAAGGCAGCGTAAGAATGAACTTTATAGACCTGTGACTGAATTGTCTGAGGCTGAAGGGTATAGGCCTCAATTTCCAACCTTTACAGAAAGAGCGGTAGATCACTTACAACAAATGGAAAATAGCCCTTTGTTACATTTTGATGCTGATTTTAGAAAATCCTATAATAAGGTTGCAAATTTAGGTGAAGGTAATCCGACGATATTAGATGCAAATCTTGTTTCCGGAAAATTACATGAAGAAGGTACAAGGCTAAAAAATAATCGACAAGCGAGCGCAAGCGATAGAGCAATTGGTAATCTATATTTAGATTTATCGAATAGGATAAGAAATGATTTAAGAAATGATTTAACAAATAGGGCTTCTCCTGAGTTAAACAGGGCTTTTGAGGAGGCTACCGAAAATTATCGAGAAAATTTTTCACAATTTCTCGACCAAGATATTTACAGGCTTGCGCAGCCCGAGGTTGAAGCCGAAACTATTGTTAATGACATTATTAAGCCAGGCAAAAAGGGCGATAAATATACGCGAATAGAAAAGATACAAAACGCTTTACCTCCAGAACAAAGAAATATATTAGGCGATGCTTGGTTGAGAAATGCGTTAGATAAAGAAGGTGCTATTGATGCTAAGAAATTTTCACGTCTTATTGATGAATTAGGAACAAGACAATTTGAAGCATTATTCCCTGACGCTCAATATCGTCAAAGATTATTAGATTATGGTCGGTTGCGCGGAATGAATGAAAAAGCTTTAAGCAGAATGGCAAATCCAAATACAGGTCAACAAGCTCTTGCGCCATATATGCTGGGCGGTCAAATTGCTGGGGTGACTACGGGGTTAGCCACAGGCAATCCTTTGAAAGCTCTTGGAATGGCGCTAGGTCCACAGATTGGATCAAGAATGGTAAACAGAATGCTGACTAGTCCAGCTGTTAGAGACAGGGTAATTGATAATATTTTGCGCAACGAAGGTATACCCCCTGGCAGATTAAATGACAGAAATATGATGTCAGCTTTATTAGCCGCTTATGGGCAAAAGGAACCTTTTATGCAAACTGAAAATTATGATTTCTTTGATTCGAATCCTGGCGAATAGAGGGGTTTATATTTTTCTGGCTCTCGTGCCGATACTCCTAAATATAGATAAACAAGAGGCACAAGAATTATAAATAGGATGTAGCCCATAAGTAAGCCTTATAAATAGAGATTATGAAAAAAGTATATATGAAAAGACAAACAGATAACAATGGAAGATACACGAGATGATAAACGGGTGCGGTGAAGGTCCAGATGTTCGCGGTTCTAATCCCGTATGGTCTTTTGTTGACCTAGCGGGCAATCAATTCGACGATACATTTTACATGTGGGTATTAGAAAACGATGTGCCTTATATCCCTGCGACTGTATGGCACGATCCTGCTGGCACTTTGCCATGGACTAACCCTATACAGTTTCTCGCGAATGGGACGCTTCCTATCGATATTTATTGGGATCCCTCAAAGTTCTACCGCTTGGAATTTAGACACAATGTAGGGCCATTGCCGCCGTCACAAGCCGATCCTTTGATTTACTTGGTTGAAAACTATAGTCCTAACAATGCGCCGATGACGCCTGTTGGTGGAGATGGCTTCACGACAGACAATCAGATAGCTAACCCACAGTTTGCTAATATGAGTTCGCCAAATCCATATGTGCTGACTGCTGTCACTAATCCTCCTCCTATAGAAGTGGCTCCAGGCTGGTTCTTAGACCTAGTGGGAACGGGTAGCGCTACTATTGAGCGTATTCCCTTAAATACTGCCATTTCTACGCCCACAAATGCGCCATATGCGTTGCACATCAATTTAACGGGCGGATGGACAGGTCAGCCAGTTTTGCGTCAAAGATTCCAGCAAAATGGTCAAAACTGGAGAAATAAGAACTTATCGGCATCTGTGACGGCAAGAATTAACGGCATTACAGCTCCTTTCCTTGTGAGAGCCGATGCATCAAATGGACAACCTTTAGGAATTATAATCAATGATTTCTTAATAAATACATTTGAAGAGTTTACAGGCACCATTCCTGTGGCGGCTTATGCGAATTTAGATTTGCCGCCTAATGCTTATATTGATTTCAAAGTATTACTCCCTGCAACGGGGGATATGTACTTTACGAGCTTCCAGTTAATCGTATCTGATGTGGCAGCTCCTTTCTCATATGAACAAATCACTGTAGATAGGCAAATTGACCATTTATTTCATTACTATCAGCCAAAGATTCAATACATGCCTATTCCATCCTATTTGGTTGGTTGGGACTTTCCTTTAAATCCAGCTCAAATCAATGGGGATGCGCTTGCAGCTCAAGCGACAGCGATTAACCAAGGCTATTATGCTTGGGATCAAACAATCATATATCAAACAGCGGTAAGCAGCGTTACAACTGCTCGCGGTGTTAATGGAAGCTTACAGCTAACCTGCGCTGTTGCTGGTCAGGTTGCCTTAATTCAATATTTAGACCAAGTACAGGCTCGAAAAATCCTGAGTGATAGGGCAAGCGTTCATCTATCCTTGTTTGGTAGTCTTGCTGGTGGTGGACACGGAAACGTAACATTATGGGCAACAACCGATGCCACCTTACCGGCATTGCCTAATACTTTTGTAACCACATTAGATGCAGATGGTAAACCGGCTACTGTGAGTTCAGTGAACTGGGTTCAAGTTCCTAATCTCTATCAGAATACACGTTTTACGGTGCCTGCAATCTCTGCCACAAATGCTGAGTCGAATGATATTAACCTCAATGGATGGGATTTAGCCGGGGCAGTTCCTGTTAACACGGCTACATTCTTTGCGATTGTTGTTGGTTTCTCCCCATGGGCGGTTGCTGATATTTTAAATATCAATTCAATTGCTTTGTGCGCGGGAGATATTGCTACTCGTCCAGCTCCAAAGACTCAGGCTGAAACATTAATTGCGTGCCAACGTTTCTATGAGAAGAGTTATTCTCAAGGCGTGGTGGCTGGAACTGTTTCAGATCCAAACTCTATTGTTAAAGCTCAAAGCGCTTGGTTGCAAGCTGGCGTTGCTTATCGAATGGTTGCCACAAGCTTTTCGCTTGATTATCAAACCGAGAAACGAACAGCTACTCCATCAGTGCATTTATATAATCCTGTGACGGGGACTATTGATTCTGTAAGAGGTTATGTATTTGGCGCTGGTAGTGCTGCAGCTGGTCAAGGCAATTTAGGTGCGGCTTTATGGGTAGCAAATGCCAATACCAAAACAGCTTATTACTTAATACAGACTTATGACCAAACCATTACAGAGGGTTCATTTGCCGGTGCTGGATGGGCAGAAGGGAATATTCGCTTTCATTACGTGGCAGACGCTCGGCTTGGCGTTGTAAATTAAGGAAACATTATGGCAATTCAATATAACAATAACTTTGAGCAAACAATCCCGTTCAGTGATGTTTGCGCAACTTTAGCATTAGCTACTGGCGTGGATTTAACTTATACAATCCCTGGTGCGGCAACTGTTAAATATTCAATGATTATTACCTACATATGCACTTCTAATGTGTTTGTAAGGCTGAATGGGGCAGCGGCTACGCCTGGTGCAGGCTTGGTTACGCAGCTTCAATATCAAGAATTCAGGGGTGGGTCAGATGGCACCAAAAGATTAGTTCAAGGTGGAGATGTTGTCCATTTTATTACACCTGATGCGAGCGCCTACGTTGGTATTCGCTTAATGCAATTGCCAGGTTAAGGAAATAAACATGCCGCTAACACGTAAATTTAGCCAGTTTGTCGCACAGAACGTTACCTCAGTAGTGGGGCTAACGGGTGGCGCAAACTCAATTGGTCCGAATAGTGGTGGCGGTGGTGGAGCTGTTACCCAAGTAATTATTCAAGCGAACACCTTTACAATAGGGCAATGGATTCGATTTGATGTCGCTTCTAATATGTATGTATTGGCGCAAGCAACAACACCTTTGGCCGCTGAAGTGATTGGTGTGGTGATTGTTGCCAGTCCTACACAATTCACATTACAGCAATCAGGGTACATAACAACCGCTCAAGGCATATATGCAGGATTAATTCCAGGACAGCCACAGTTCTTAGATGATGCCGTTCCAGGAAATATGATTAACGTCGATGTTCTCATCGATGGCGAAGTTTCACGACCTGTTTTTATACCTGATACACCAACAAGCGGTTGGGTATTGCCTTATAGAGGAATCATCGTTGGTGGTGGTCCTGATACTGGTGGCGGCGGTGGTACCACTCCTACAGACACAAGTATTGTAACAGTTGTTCAAAATGGCCATGGCTTTAATCCTGGTGATTGGGTAAGAGTTGAGACGCCTACAGTTGGTCCAAATCAAGTTCATTATGTAAAAGCAATTGCAACAACACTGGCAAACTCACAAGCGGTAGGCGTTGTAATTGAAGTAATCAATGCGAATCAATTTAAATTGCAATTCTCTGGTTACATCGCTACCGATGGCACAGTATTTGCGCCTTTCCAAGACGACGCAGCTGCATTGCTTGTTCCCAAAATTGTTTATTACTTATCAAGCACGGTTGCTGGCGAGCTTACGGCTGTTGATCCATCCATAGCAAGCGCAGGATTCAGTAAACCTCTTTATATTCCAGAACAAACCGTCGGTACAGTTAATAGAAATGCTGGCTACATTTTGCCACAAAGACCGCTGAATCCTTATGTAGCCAATCCTAATTCAAGTCCTTGGATATTCCTTGGAATATTAAATGATGCCAATGGATTTTCAAGCGATACTATTTTAACGGGTCCATACCATGCTTACTGGATAATATTCAACTCAACGCTTGGAGCACCTTTACAGTCAACCAATGGTGGCGCACCTTCTGGATTTGGTTTGCAAATCAGATCTGCGGGTGTCTGGTCTGTTGGTCCTGGCTCAGCTTATATGGATGGTGTAAATAGTACTGCGGGTGTTAATACAGCTACTTGGTGGGGTTATGTTAGAAACACCATTGGTCCAGCTTCAATGTTACTGGCACCTCCATTAGTTAACCAACCAGAGCTAGGGTTTGGATTCTGCTTATTAACATCAAACAATGGATTTGGAAATATAAGTGGTGAGATAGATTTTGCTAATTATGGCGTAGTTCCTAATATAGGTTATACATGCGATTTTTCTAGTGCAATTGGCATTGTCGCAGCAGCACAAGGATTGAGATTAGTAATAGAAGGGCCTGGCGCTTTAATTCCTGGAAGTGGATTTTATATTACTGTTTATGGGGTACCAAATTCATGACGTCATATACAGCGCGAGCCTTATCTACTGATAGATTACAACATTTTATTCATCAAGTTGCTCACGGATTTGTAATTGGAAAAGTCTTAAAATTTAATGGAATGCTCTATGGAGAAGCTCAGGCAGATGATGCAAATGATTCAGAAACCGTCGGCATGGTTTCATTTATCGTTGGACCAGATGATTTTGTTCTTACTCAAGCAGGTTATGTTAAAGACATCGTAAATGCTTCTTCGCCTTTGATTGCTGGTTTAATGCATTATCTTGATCCTGTTAATCCAGGTGAGGTTACGACTACACGTCCCACTACCATTGGTGAAGTGATAGTTCCACTCTTGATTGCAGACACGACAAGTTCTGGCTGGTATTTTAATAATGCTGGAACTGTAATTAAAAGTACAGGAGTAACATCATGGCAAGTTGTTGCAATTAATACTGCCATGGTTCCCAGCGATGGTTATATAACATCTTCTGGTGGAACATTAACCATGACTTTACCGGCTGCCTTTGCGGTTGGGGACATAATCAGAATCACAAATCTATTAGGGCAATTTACAATTGCTCAAAACGGGGGTCAAAGTATTAACTTTGGTCAAGATACGACAACTGTGGGTGGAGGCGGTTCACTTACCACCACTCATATCGGAGATACTTTAGAATTGGTTGGTATTACGGCTAATACTAAGATGCAAGTGTTAAGTTCTATTGGTAATTTTACCATTGTTTAAGGATATTGAGATATGACGACTATAAATGCCACAAATACTCCTCAGTTAACAACCAATGGTCAGGTTATCATCGGTTCTACAGGAGCATTCCCAGTTGCCGCTACGTTAACAGCGGGAACAAACATTACCATCACCAATGGTGCAGGATCTATTACCATTGCGGCGGTAAACGAACCTGGTCCTTTTAGTGAGGTTAGCGGAACAACGCAGACTATTGCCGTGAATAATAGATATTCAGCCAATAATGCCGGTGTAGTAACATTTACACTTCCTGCTGCTGCCGCCATTGGTGATACATTTGAAATCATGGGTAAAGGCGCTGGTAAATTTGCAATTGCTCAGAATGCATCAGGACAAATTAACTTCTGTAGCTTGAGTACGACTGCTGGGGTGGGTGGTTCTTTAACAGCAATTCAGCAATACAATTGGATCAGATGTACTTGCATTACAGCAAACAATATTTGGGATGTAACCGGCGCTACTGGCGATTACACGATTGTTTAAAGGATAAATATGACAACTATTAACGCATGTAATCTTCCTCAGTTAACAGCAAATGGTCAGTTGCATATTGGCAATGGAAGCGCTGAGCCTACGGCGGCAACGCTCACGGCTGGCGCTGGGATTGGGATAACTAATGGGGCGGGTTCTATTACTGTAGCGAATTCTCTTACCATAAATACTCAGAACGCAAATTACAATATCGTTTCTGGAGATGCTGGAAAGGTAGTTTTCTCTAATTTGGCCACGGTTGCATCAATAGGTTATAACTATACGCTTCTTGCTCCAGGAACAGCGGGTTCAGGATGGTATTGTTATTTTGAAAATCAAAACTTATCTTCAAGCGCAACAAACTTCCTAATTCCGGCAAGTGGGTCTATCAATGGAAGATCGACATTCCCATTGCATTCTGGCAATGCATGTATGGTCTATTGCGATGGGTCGAATTATTATGTGATTGCGCAGTCTTCTGCAACCTGTCCAATAATGACAGATATATATGCAGCCCTTCCGGGACAACTAGGTGTAACTCAAAGCACTACCTTAACTCAAACACAGGGTGTTTTGTTAAATTCTAATGTCGTAACATTTCCTTTTTTTGCGCCAAATAATGGACAAATAACGGATGCAACAATCAGCGCTAGCGTTGGATTAGCTGCATCTACTGTAACAGTCGGTGTATATAATGATAATGGATATAATTCTTTGCCATCTGGCGCAGCTATCCGCGCCGTTTCTATTTCCACCGCTACATCAGGGGTGAAAACAGGAACATTTAGCACGGCAATTCAACTCTATGCGAATCAATATTATTGGGCGGCTATTCAATGTAGCTCTGCCATAACATTGTCACTTGTGAACAATATTATTAATACACAACTATTTCCTAGTGGTGGAGGATTTAGCAATCTAATGACGCCCGGAATGAATTTACAAACTTTAGCGAATACTTATTCTGCCGGTACATTGCCTACATGGTCAGGTGCCGCTAATAGCTTTCAGGCATATATGCCATTAATTGCGTTCGTTGTTCAATAAGATAATCAAAGGAGATAACATGCCTCTAAAGAAAGGGACTAGTAAAAAAACAATCGGTCGTAATATTGCCGAGATGGAGGCATCTGGTCATCCTCGAAAGCAAGCTATAGCTGCATCTTTGAATGAAGCAAGAGAATCGGGGGCTAAAATCCCAAAGAAATCAAAATCTACCAAAAGGAAATAACATTATGTCATTTAAGCCGGTCAATTTAGTATTACAAAGCATGCCTCCTTTAAATGTGCAACCTCAAACGTTGCCAAGATTGTGGGCGTATTTAACCGTAGATGATACCGTTGCGACGGTTTCTGCTGCTGGTTATTTTAATGCTGATCCAGGTACTTTATTACAAGATATTGATTTTAACATTGGCGATCAGGTTTATTGTGTTTGCTCTGATGCTGCTGTTCAATTGTTTTTGACTGCTGTTGGCAGCACAGGAACAACGACAATGGCTGTAACGGTGGGTATCAATTCTGTTGCTACTGCTGATATTCAAAACTTAGCAGTTACTACAGCGAAGATTGATAACTTGGCTGTTACTAATGGAAAGCTTGCGGCTGATGCTGTTACCAATGTTAAAGTTGCGGCGGCTGCTGCAATCGACTTTAGTAAATTGGCAGCATTAGCAAGCGGTAATATTATCGTTGGTTCTGCTGGAACAGTTCCAACTTCAGTTGCAATGAGCGGTGATGTTGCCATTATTGCAAGTGGTGCAACGACCATTCAAGCAAATGCGGTTACAACGGCTAAAATTATTGATGCTGCTGTGACGACTGCCAAGTTAGATGCTACAACCATTCAATACGTCAAGGTTCCTATGACAGCAGCTGAATGGAATGGCATGTACGCGGCACCTAAACTTTTGGTTGCTGCTCCTGCTGCCGGTAAACAAATCGTCGTACAAAGAGCAGTTGCTGCTATGACTTTCGTTGCTGCACAGTATGCCGCCGGTGGTGCTGTAGCGCTTCAGTATGACTCTACCGTGCATGGTGCAGGTCCATTAGCTTCAGCAACCTTAGCAGCTGCCACAGTTAACGCTTATGCAGCTTCTTCCGATGTTGGCTTAGATGGTGCAGACACTTCAGGCGCAAGTTCTACCAAGACTGCCAAAGGTTTGTATATCTCCAATGACACGGGCGCTTTCACAACCGGTGATGGTACTTGGAATATCCATGTTTGGTATGAAGTAGTAACGCTTTAACTTTGAACTATGATAGGAATATTGAAATGAAACCTTATGAAAGCAAGAAAGAACATGGGAAAAAAGAACACATGGAAAAGAAATCCTCTTCTAAAAAAGAGGGTGAGCATTCCATGAAACGTCCCAAGGAAAGCCATAAAAGGAAAAAGGGGTAACCATGAAATCTAAAGAAAGAACGTTTGAAGGAGAGCGTGGCACAGACCGTGACAATCGCATCCATACAAACTATGATGATGATATTAACAAAGCGAAAAGCGCTAGAATTAATCAATACCATGATACTGATCCAATGATTGAAAAAGAGGGTTTTCTTGGTGTTGATGATCTAGATAAAATGCGCAGACGAAAGATTCGATAATTTACATTTTAGGAGATAGATATTATGGCTATTACTGCAATTTCCCGTGACTTCGGTGCTCTCGATCCAAACATCGTGCGTATCGTTTCTACGGATACTTTGGCAACCATTACTGCAGCTGGTTATTTGGCTGCGCAAGCAACCAATATTGCTGCATTAATCAATGGTGCATTTCAATGGAAAACTGATGATACCGTTTTGATTAGTTATAACGGTGGCAGTGGGTTTTTCACTTATGATTCACTCAATGCATTGCTCGTCGTTGCTGGCGCAGGTGTTACACAGGTTCGCGTTACTAGCGCTCAAATCCTGGGCATGTATGCGACTCCAGTTTTAATGATTCCAGCTCCCGGAACTGGCAAACAAATCATTTTAACTAAAATTACGGGCACATATTTGTTCGGCACGGCTGCTTATGCTGCTGGTGGTGCGATTGGACTTGAAAGAGCAAATACTGCTCATTTAGCTGGTCCTGCTGCTTCTAACACATTAGCAGGCGCTACATTTGATGGTTATGTTGCGAGCAATAACTTTGAATTGACTCCCGACAATACCGATACTGTGGCAAATATTACTGGCGCTGGAATCTGGCTGAGTAATGATACAGCTGCGTTCACAACCGGTGATGGCACATTATTAATGACCATTAGCTATAACGTAGCTGCCGCGGCCTAAGAGATTGGTATGGGCATTGTAGGTATTTCGCGATATTGGGGCGAAAGCCCCTTATCGTGGCATATAAGGGAATAACGATTGCTGAGTCTTAAAAGTTCTCGTGGTTCCCATTTGTCCATTGAGGTCAAGACAAAAAAGCGCAAACCCTCTAGGAGAGTAGAGGATTGCCATCAGATAGCTTATTTTGAATGGCTCCAGAAACTCTTCCCAGCGATTTATATGGTCACAGCTGCCATATTCAACCAAGGGCAGAGAAATCAGCTCTATGCTTATTCTATGGGCCTTAAAGCGGGCATGCCTGACATTGTTATGTTTGTACCCAGTGTTATGAATGGGATCCAATATCATGGACTCCTAATTGAGCTGAAGCGGCCTGAAGACAAGAATACTAGGGCAGGTAAGCTCAGCGACAAGCAATGCACGATGATTGCCAGATTGAGAGAGAATGGCTACTACGTGTGTGTAGCCTTTGGGTGGGATGAAGCTATGAATATAACTAAACTGTATCTGGGGGATTAATCACAACCCCAATGCAACTGCTAAAACAACAGCCATCACAATTAATGTAAACCCACATAATGAATAACAAACAGAATGAAAGAGGGCAGATTTAGTTTTCTTTTCGATTAGGTTCTCTAATTTGCAGACTTCTAGATCTATTTTATCGTTTAAAAATATGTATAAATCCTTCATATTGCCGATGATGACTTCTTTATCGCCAAGAGGTGTATGAAGAGTGTATTTAAATGATTCATCTGTCATGATTCAACCCCATTAATCAAATCCAATAATTGCTGGCATGTCCACATAGTTCCTGACTCATGACCGCAACCAAAACTATTCTGTGACATTTTCTGTTCATGCATCTCTTGTAGAGTTTCCCTTGCTTGATCGCGAATTTGCTCTATTTCTATTTTAAGCTCTTCAATTGTCATCTTTGCTCCATACAGGCAAATCTAATCCTAAAGTATCTTCTCGATGTATATAACCAACCACCCAATGCTTAGGGTAATGAGGATGTCTAAAATATTCAGCCATTAGAAGATATATATAATCCGCATAATGAGATATTGAAAATCTTTTAAAATATGGATTATAGTTTTCATTGTGAAAAAAGCATTGAGTGAATTTCTTAACAAAAGGTATTTCTAATAATTCCTCAAGAGAATTGAATTCAACTTCTAAAGGCGATAAGCCATCACAGGCCGCTGGTATATGCTGTTTAATCTTCATTTTGTTTTCCCTGAAGTTCGGCTATTCTCTTCTCAATTAAGGCTTTCATCAATATTAATGCCCTTAAATCCATCCTGCTGATTTGATGTGGGAATTCATGGCCACAACAACATGGGGTTTCCCAACAATGTGGGCAATCAGACATCGCCATTTTTACACAACGCATTTATAATCATTTTATAAGTATCAGTTTTAAAAGTTTCGAATGCTTTTTGTATTTCAGTATTTTGCCAATTTAACATATTGATTTGAGCCTGGAGTCTTTCCATGCCAACTTGCTGTATATTTAGCTCAATAGGCCTGACCCCGTAAGGATTGGATTTTAATTTGCAGCAATTAGGGCCGCCATGGCAATTGCATGTACTCATTTTATCATTACCTTATCTTTGGCATCACAGTAAGCACAACCAACCCATTCTCGGAACATTCTCTTTAACCATTCACGCCCTGGCTCTCCATATTGAAGCACAACATGGTTTACTAGGTTGATGAATACTTCTTCATAGGTAAGGGCCATATAATCGGCATTAGATAGCTTGGTTTGAGCGCCTTCACTTAAGATGCAAAACATATTCCTGGTTGTGCTTATCTTTTTGAATTCATTATTTGTCATCAATGCGTCTCTTTTACGATTTTGAACTTTTTAAACATAAATGTTGCATATTCAACAATATCCCGCGACAGGTCTTTTATTGGTGGCTTTCTTTTGTCCGCATCCTGCTCTCGCACAACAGCGAAATGAGCGGCCATAAACCAAGAAGATAGCTGAGAATAAATGAGAGCCTGGAGTATGCCATCTTCAGCCATGTTTGATATATGTTTTCGCATGGATTGTTCTAGTTCTTCAGCAAGCTCGCAAGCAATCTTGGCTGATTGGGCCTCTAAATCCTTTTTGGCGGCATCATTTAGTTTCATTTCTTTTTCACTTTAACGGCTTTCTTAACTGGTTTAGCTTTCTTTTTGGTAGCTTTTTTCTTTTTAGGTTCTTTTTCGCCATTGATAACCGGAACTTCGTCGATATACTTTTCTGGAACTTTCACAGTTAGCTTAACCAATACCAATTGCTTGATATCTTCTTTGACTTCTTCAAGATTGACGAATTCCGCATCAACATTATCTTTCAATATTTCAATATGAGACATAAGGCTTTCTAGGCATGCATTGCAACATTCGCTAAAAAAGTCTTGAAATATTTTAAAGCCTTCCTGGTCCTTCATTTGCTCGATTGTTTTAATCATTTTGAGTCTCCATTTTCTCGTTATACTTTTTAATATCTTCCCTGTTGTGAGGGTTTGTTTTCATTAATATGTGCATTCTAAGCTCTTCCAAGATGTCATAAGAGCCTTTAAATTTATTCCAGCTCTCATCGTTGGTGACATTGCTTTGCATTGATTGCCATAACTCAACGCTCTTTTTGGATATCCAAGACATAACATCATCAATCGTCATATTTCACCATCGCTTGGCAGATTTCTTGGCCTAATCCTTTGCCTTCATCATTAACAAAAGGGCTGCCATATAGCTCATAACCTTCCTCAGACCATTCCATAACGAATTGACAAAGTTGTTTATCATCATTTGAGCAAACCATAATATAACCAACCAATATCCTTTTTGGCTTCATAAATCTTCGCAAATCTCATATCGTTCCAGAAACTCTTCTGCGCATACTGAATAAAGAAAGTTTTCTAGAGTTTTAACCAAGTAGTCTCCAGGCTCAGCGCATTGAAAGCCTTTGTCAGCATCCATAAAAATGCACTGTTTCACATCGCTTTCCCAATGAGCATAATTTGCAGCCCATTCAGGAATATCTTCGTATTTGGTCACTTTCCAGGCATAGCATTTAATGGGTTTTTTACCGCTAAGCAATTCCATGCTTAAAATCTATCCTTAAATATCCAGCATATAGTTAAGATGAAATCTAAGATTATCGTTATGTGAGGATTTGGAACAGTACTTTCAAAATATGAGCGCGCATCCTTCATTCCCCACATTAATATCCCTAAACCTGCATAAGTTCCAAATGTAATCATTATCATTCCTCCATGATTGCCGCAATCTTTGCTAATTTAAGTCTCATTTTATCGTGCGATTCCACAAATTCAAAAGTGTGCTTGTTAGATGCATTGAAATCGCCCAATCCAAATGAATAACAAAGCCATGCAAGCTTTTGAATATCTTCCATAAGTTCTTCCATCTTTGCTTGAGGTAAGCAATATCCACTTTCTAAGAAAGTCTTGGTCATGGATTGAACTTTGCTAATTTCAGCTTCAATATGTTGAGTATAAGAGCAATATTTCATTGGGATGCCATTTCATTCGGTTGCGGGACGCTTTTCATGAGAGAGGCGACAATGATATCAAGTGCTAATTGTTTGCCAACTTCTCTACCATGGATTTCACCCTGATTGAAACCGTATTCAATGCATGCCTTTAATATTTCTCGTATATTTTCAACCTGATTTTCAGCCAATCCTTTGTCTATCAATATTTTAGTCATTGGATCGATCATTGATATTGATTCAGTTAAAAACAATTCTCTATTGTTAATATTCATTTGTGCTTCTCTAAAGTTTTACTAATATTGTGACCAACTTCTTTGTAGAAGCTTCCAGCCTCATATATGATTTTAGGAAGCATAAAGACCGCCGCTGTTATTAAAACAACGGCTAACGGAGTCCCAAGGGATTGCTCTATATTTTTGAGTGTAATTTGTTCCATGATTTCACCTTAATGATTTGGATCGTAGGGATGATTATATTCATATAATGTTTCCCCGATTTGATGTCCCCATTCATTGTACTCTTTACGAGTATCATTGATTATTTTGGGAAATACAAACACGGCAACAACGGCGGCTATCAGCTGTAAGAATCCGCCTGATACTTGTTCTACTTCTGAAACATTAAGCTCTATCATTCAATATCCTTATTTATTCAATATCTTCGTTTTTAATATCTTCATCAACTTTTAGTTTGTAAACGCATTCTCTGGTTTTAACAGATACTTCTTTATCCTCCGTTTTGCTGGTTCTCCTAATCCATTGGCTTTTTTCAAGAATTAACGAAATATTTAAAGGTTTGAAATAATTTGCCGCCCCAACTTCTCCTTTTGAAATTTCATGGTCACCGTGTTTGTTCATCATTTCTTGGCAATATTTTATATGTTCGCTTAATTTCATTTTAATTTGTCCGCTAATGCATCTGCCTGCTCTGTCACAGGTTCAGCGTCAATCACTTCACCTGTGTTGTAGTCAATAACGATGTCCTCACTAGAAGCATAATCCTTAAGGATATCGCGAGTATCCTGGGTTCCAAAATCAGCTTGCTCGTCGATAGCTGTAGCTTGCTGCAACTTCTCAATGGATACTGGCAGGTATTTAAATAACTTTCTAAGCACAGTCTTCTTCGCCATCTCTTCATAATCTGTTACCCATGGTCCTGAGTTCCCAGATTTCGACCTAGCACGAATCTTGTCAACGTCAGGCTTGGACATAACCTCAATCTGATGGCCGCCTCCAACGAAATGGGCGACCGAATAGACTGCCATAAGCTTTCCTCTGTCAGCGAGAGAGGGGACATGCCTCAATTTCTCGGTTAAACCGTACTCAAACTCGAAGGTATCGTTTTCATAAACCTCATGGGCTGCGAGTGATACAATCTGCCCTGAGCGTCTGGCGAGCTCTATCATGCCTCTATAGCCCATGATTACTTGCACTTCAACCGTATTCTTCTTACGATTGTCGAAAGGTATGAGGTAGATATGCCCTAACGCGCCGCCTGGCTCCAAGCCAAGCTGAGCACACATCATGATTGCACCACAGAAGGACATTGGATCACATGTCGCGAGCTTTGGTACTTTTCGTAGCTCGGTTAGGGCTATACGGGTCATCCTATCTGGTGACAGATGTTTGGGTAGCGCTTTCAATAGTTGCGGTTGCAATTTTTCTAGAAGATTTTGGACGCTCGCTAATTGGTTATTAGATTTAGGCGCAGAAACTGTCATATCAATGTCTCCAAAGTAATAGTTATTTGTTGTTTTTGATAAGGAATCTTCTGGAAGTACTTCCTTCTTTGAGGTATTGTTCATACAATTTCTGGTTTTCATCCGCAAATTTCTTTGCATCGAAACGCACAGCTCCTTTTGCATTTTTCCAAGTAGCGATCATTTTACCATTTTGTCCGTGTAAAATACTTTTGTCTTTCATGAAAGTTTTAATTCTGGTTTCGCAAATCTTTATGCCTTCTTCCAGGCTTTTTAGGTTTTGCTTATTTATTATCAATTGATCGATATATTCCTGAATTGATTCATCAGCTATTAATGGCTCATCGTCCATAGCGTTTGCGTATAGACTTACCACTTCATCAGGCGTTCTAGGTTCAGGAGGGATATCATTTTTCACACAATCCCAGAATTCCTTTTCTTTTTTGATTATCATATCCTCAAGCTTGGCGTTTCTCTCATACACATAATGTCGAAAATCACTTCCAGCAATCAAGACAGCAATATAAGCTCGCTCTAGATCTAATGTGGCCACATAATGGGCAACCTGGCATAAATAATAATCGGGAATTATATTCTCACCATCTGAACCCCATCCAATATCTCGCCCAGCAGTTTTGCATTCCAATATGGCCTTTTCGCCCTTGACGAGCCTATCAACGTTTGCAGCCATGTAAGGTATAGACTTGTGATAAAACGTATCCTTGGCAATCTCCAGTGGCTTGCCTGTGTCATCTTCAAACCATTGCGCAACGACAGGCTCAAGATAATTACCCGCTCTAATAACAGGCTTGTCGCTTATATCCTCGATTTCTTTTAAGCCGAGCTTTTCTTGCCATAGCTCAATAATGTTTCCATAAGGATTGACGCCACAAATAGTGCTTGCATCTGAGCCTCCTATGTAATTTTGTCTTTCTATTAGTTGTTGTTCAGTTAAGCTCACTTTCTGCTTCCTTTGTTATCTCATCTATGCAAGATTGACATATTTTTATGCCAAATTTATTCGTATCAAATAAATCTTTAGGACTAAAATAGTTTCTACATCTATAGCATGGAATTATAGTTGGCCCTGATATTATATCTGGTCTTTTATCGTTCATTTGCAATAATCCTGCATATCTCTCGCACGTTCACGACAATCATCTTCGAACCATTCATCCTGTTCGCTTTTCTCGCATACTTCATCTTCGTAGTATTCATCGGTTTCTTCGCAATACATTATAGAACCCCTAAGGCTGCTTTCATGAGAGGAATCAACAATGCAACTACAGCAATCCCTATCAATAGATTAATTTTGTAATCAATATGCGTGAATCTATCATCAATGTTTTTCTGCATCATGGTAAATTTACTGTCCGTCGTTTCTTTCAAAACGCGTATCTGCACTTCATGCTCTATATATTGTTGGTCGTTCATTGTTTGCCCCTTAACTGCTTGGCTTGATTAGTATGGGTTAATCCTATATCATAGCTTCCTGACGGTCAAGCACCTTGGGAAAGAAATATGCAAGATAGTGAAAAGAAGGTAAGAAAGTTCTCGGTTAGATTGACCGAAGAGGAATATGAGATATTTAACAAACTTTGCCACTTAAGGTTTGATCAAATGGCTCCTGTGGCTAGACGGCTTATTCAAGAATGGATCGAGAAGAACAGGAAGAAAATGAAATGAAAACCATTTCTCTTAAAGCCGAACAAGTCATCAAAGGATTAATTGATGGAAACATACAAAACCATGAATCTACCGACTCAACATCTACATGGTTTGTTTTGAAATATGAAAATCAGGAATTTGATATTACTTTAAGCAGCAAAACAGACAGACAAGTTGTTATTCATTACTTTTATAGCAAAATAATGGAATTGGAGATGCAAAATGAGTCTTAAACAACCAACAATAAATGTTAATTTCGACCATCCAGAAGTCATTAAAAGTATAGGTAAGATAGTGGGGCAAAGGAAAGTCATTGATTATTATATTTGCCGCGATCCCTCTGCTATGGATGTTCGGGAAGAAGTGATGGATTTGATAGGTGATGGTTGGGAGCTTTTAGGCGGTATCAGTGTTACTTTTGATGAAGAAAAGTCTTTTTATGCTCAAGCGATGGTGAAATATGGATAGAAAAATAGTTCAATATAAAACGATTTGGGTTAAAGATAAATGCATTGATGAGGATGTAAATGATGCAATTAAAACAGGGTGGGAACCATTAGGAGGGATAAGCCATATTATCGATAACGAAGAGCCATGCGTTATGTATTGTCAGGCCATGGTGAAATATGAAGCTCAGTAATGACTATAGCGGCTATTGGGAAACAGATGAATTTGAGGATTTAGTAGCAAGAGGATTAATTGGCCTGTATGAAACAAAAATAAAAAGACAAAAAAAAGTTCCAAGATGTATTAGATTTGACGATGAATCTCTTGCAAGATTCAGAAAGATGGGGTGCTATTTTTCTCCTCATGATAGAGAATTTAGTGTTAAATTTTCTGATAAAGATGAGGAAATCGTTTCCTCTGTTCAAGAGATTGACATGTTAAATGATGGTGTTCCAGATAGAGCAGTTATAACATTCCGTCCTGATATAAAAGAGGGATCATATTTGTGGGGGTTTTATATTGAGAAGCTTCCAGGAAAGCCAAAAGCATTTAATAGTGATATCCATGGAGACTATTTTAGAATTACACAATTAGATTTTACCAAGGATAGTGTATGGGGCGGAGGAACAATTTTAGTTATTAATAAAAAAGGTGTTATTCAATCCTGCTATACATCAGGTTTATTTCTTGATCCCAATACAAATAGGCCAAGACACATACAAAAACATAGACCTGTTATGGATGATGGCCCCGGATCATGTGAAGATTATTATAGTGTATGGGGCTCCATTACTATTCAAACATATCAAGATCGTCGTTATTTATGGAATGTTAGAGCTTCTGATGGCGAAGCAAAGGCTGTATTTGGCGTATACCCAGAGCAAATTAAATCCTTATTTTATGCCAGGGATTTGCCTCAAACAGGATCTGGACGCAAAAGGCCAATATTGCATTGGGTTCAGGCTCATCAGCGCAGAATGCAAAGCGGTATAGAAGTGGACGTTGAACAATATTTAAGAGGAACGCATGAATTTGTCATGAATGGAACAAAGTTCAAAATAGTAAATCCTCTCAAGGAAGTTAAATGAAAAGCGAATATGAAATAGTTCAAGATGAATTTGGCAAGAATACAGTTTATATCGGTGATGCTGTTTATGTGTCTCATGATGGCTATCAATTCTGGCTGGCTACGACTAATGGGATACAAATCACAAATCGAATAGCGTTAGAGCCAGCGGTTTTAAAGCTATTCTTGGATTACACGATAGAGATGGGTGAATTTCAAAAGATTATGTAAGGAAATGAAATGACAGCAGAAGAATTTATCGAAGAACTAAAAAAGTATCCTCCCGAGACGCCTGTGGTCTCTTATTGTGAGAAAGGGGATAGGTATATGGAAACTGGCTTGGTTGAATTTGCGCCAAAAATGGAGATTTGGGAGGATTTTTCAGAATTCTATACAGCTGACGCTATAATTGTAGGATGAATAATGGACACAGATACTATTGCTATTTTGAGAATATTAAATGTTTTCAGAGATTATAAAATCGTTTACGAAAATTATTATTTAACTTCAAACGTGACAAAATTTACTAAAATTGTAGAAATTATTGTTCGTCCAGATTTAGAAATTATTAAGGTGCGACTAGGATTAGATGATACTGATATTGATAATCAATGATAACCGTGAAACATCTGGATCACAACCAACTTAGTAAGATGTCTTGAGCCCAATGAATACGTTGATTGCATGGAATAATCATTCTATGCATTTTTAGGAGTGATAATAACCCTTATCACGCTTTTGATGGGTCAGATAGATTCATAGTGCAAAGGCTGGCTAATATCGAGATTTTTCGATACGATTAATTATCTTGAATTTAAAGTAAATGTATATGAAAAACAATGAAAAAAAGGCAAAAGAAAAACGAGCGTCCTTGCTACTACTAACGCTTACATTTAAACGTAAGGTTTAAAAACCTTCTTATTATTTTAGCCCTCAATCATTCCGATGTTTTGGCGACGAAAGAATGAATTGAGACACCAGCAACTTACAACGAAAACTGGATCTCTAAATGTTATCAAACCAGACTTATAACTACAATACCCCCCCAGCTCATATTTCCGGCTTGCTACAAGATATAGCGATACCCCAGCCTAATACCACAACATCTAAGATAGTAAACAAAAACAGTATCGACTATTCACTTAAGAATGCCATCGAGAAAGAGCTTAATGCCATCATTAAGGCTAAGGGATACAAGGGTAGCCGAGCTCTTATCATCAAACAGATTGGTTATCGCCTGGACAAAGACATGACGTCGGGCGTGGGGCAAAAGAAGCTTGCCTTTGTGACCGGCTATTCCGTCAAAACAATAGAACGTTCCTATGTTCAATATGCAGCTGATGGCTTGCTCCTTTACGAGCGCGAGGGTAAGTGGCAGGAGCGTAGGCCGAACAAAACTACTATGTTATGTTTACAACATTTGTTGCCGCTCGTAACAGACAAAATGTCTGATGATATAAATAATCTTACTAATCTGAGAGATCTAAACAATAACATAACATATGAAGAACATGTCAGTCTTTTTAATAACTTACAGAAAGAGAAGATCCAAACCCAAGTTCCTACCGAGAAACCGAAACCCTTAGGCACACATATATCGCAAAGCGCTCTAGGAGGTCCTGGGAGAAACGATGAGTTACTCAGGGTCTGTCTGGCCTGGTTGCTAACAGACGCCCAAACCAAGTACGTTATTACTCGTATGGCAGATAAATCAATTGTGAACCAAGCATACTATCTCTCGGCTTTATGCCGAGGCTTGAAGGAGGGAACCTGGAATATGAGCACACGAGAAGATCTCGGTTATACAAAAACAACTGGCACAGGAAAGCCGCATCAGTCTGAGGCACCAAAACCAAAAGTCAGTCCTGAGAAACGACAAGAAATTCATGATTGGGCTGAGAAGAAAGCTTATGACCGCGCCAAAGAATTAGGCAAGACTCGCTCAGATACTGACTACGAGCAAATGAGGAACTTCGACTCATTCATCACAAGCGAAACTCTCAATTTCGAAAAACAGGCTTTTCTCAAAATTCACATGAGGGAGATTGGCAAATGAATGAGTGTTATATAACTAATAAAGTTCGTGAATTGTTCCATGTGAAACCTAATGACAGGACTTTGAGATTGCTTGAGAACGAAAAGAAGGTCGAAGAGATTATGGACGCTCTACACTTTGAAATTCGAACCTCAACCGAGCTTCTGGAAAGGAAGATTATGAGATTGCTCAGTTTACATATGCATGAGTATTTATCGTAAGGAGGCATCATGGGAACCTTGGCTGTTATTGGGATATGTGTTCTGTTAGCGCTCGTGGGAGTCGCAAGCGTGAAAGTATTAGGTCCTAACAATGAAGTGGAACAAGTAACAGAGGAAATCATCGAGGAAGAAGGTGAGACGCTGTTGTTCAATCTTCATGACCAAAGGGTTGATTCCACTCAACCAAACAAAGACAATGATTAAGCCCAAGGACGTCCGTCTGTATGGGCATTTTGCCGCTCGGAGCCCTGTAAGATGTGGATGGATATAAACGAGCGGTCAATTTTAGGAGGGTTCATGAATCCAGAAGACAATCCCATCCTTGAGGATGAGGACGCAGTTTATGCGCTAAGGTATTTGATATCTTGCGGGTATGAAGTTGAGCTAGTAGAGCAAGCATTTATTTATATCGACAAACATGGAGAATGGAAGGAAGAATGAAAATAATCTCGTTAGTTAACTCTAAAGGTGGGGTAGGAAAAACGACCCTGTGTATTAACTTGGCCAGACAGATGCAAATGCATATTTGCGCAAAAGAGCAAAAGCCGAAAGATGCAAAAGTGCTTCTTGTCGATGCCGATCCACAAGGGTCTATAAGGGATTGGCATGATGCAGGTGGTCACGTCTTAATTGACATGGTCTCGCTGGACAGGAAGAGCGCCATAATCCAACTTCGGGATATGAACATGGATTATGATTTTGTTTTTATCGATACGCCTGGAAAGGTGGATGAGATTATGTGCTCAGCCATCGCCGTAAGCGACTTAGTGCTCATACCTGTCCAACCTTCACCCTATGACATTTGGGCAAGTATGGACACCATTGAGCTTGTCAAAAACCGTCAGGCGATAGCAAATGATAAGCCGGAATGTCGTTTTGTGCTCAATCGATGTATCCCAAACACCATCATAGCATCAGATGTAAAAGCGCATATGCATAAAAGCGCTTTTAAGCATTTACAGACAAGCATCTCCAATAGAGTGATTTTTGCCGAGTCAGCACAGCGAGGATGCACGATATTTGAATCAGGCAATGAGCTGGCTATTAGCTCTATCAAGTCATTAGGTGATGAGATGAGAGAGGTGTTGTATGTCTAATCCATTGGATAGAAAACGAGGTCCATCAACTCATAGTGGAATGCTCGCAGCTAAACGAGAAGTTCTCAAGCCCAAAAAAATCAAAGCCAGCGTCATCTTCAATGTCTCGACTCATCGGATGATTAAGGCTATGGTTTCAACTCAGGGTGGCACTATCTCTGACTTAATGGAAGAGCTAGCTTATAACTATCTCAAAGAACATGGAAAGGTTTGATGGATGGATTTGAATTAGGATTTGCGGCGAGGCTCATGATTACGATCATGGGCTTCATCATTGGTTACTTTGTTTTTCGATATTACCAAAACAAATGAAATATCTCCTCGTTTGGTCATTCATGATCAACTCCAGCTGGATTACAGGTAGCGCGACTTTCCCATCCCTTGAACAATGTTTAGAAGCTAAAGAAATCATCCTTCAATATGAAGTCGTGAACAAAAAAGCATATATTGAGTGTAGGCTGGTCGAGGCTAAAGACGACAGAATCTATACTCGATTCACTGCGAGGTTTTTTAAGAAAGATATGGAAAGACAAATAACTAAGGGGTAGGGATGCGTGATTACAGACTTAAGACAGATTACCTTCATCTCAGAATCACAGAAATGCTCGAGCTATGTGAAGAAAGTGAAGATTGTTTTGTGAAGTTCTTTCACAATCGCTTATCAAGTATGTACGACGAAGTTACTGAAACATATGAAGAACAGATATCTTCTTTAGAACGGAAAATCCTCGAGCTCGAGAAAGAGCTCATCTTTGCTAATCTGCCAGCAGAGCAACACAGATAGCTTCCCATTCTTCCTCTTCTTTACGAATCAAATCCCGATAACCCTCCAAGAAATATTTGTTCGCTTCCTCAGGCTGAAGTTTGTACCGCTGCATAATCTTCAGAGCCAAATATGGATCTTGTCGTCGTGCACACATTCTCAGAAGCTTAGCTGCATTCATGGCGGAATTCTCAGTAAGAAGGGCGTTCTATCATAGACTTTTCACTAAGGTTTTAAAGGTCTCGAATTCGACACCTTTAGATGCATAAGAGCAAAAGAGCTTAAGCGTCTATGAGCTTATATGGATTTGCTCCAGTCGGTGATATTTTGTAACCATCTGCCCTAACATGTTTTAAATAAAAAATCTAGGGACAAAAATCAGCACTTTTTTGGCAATATTTCACCCTTGACTTTTCATTGATATGCCATTGCGATAACAAAGAAATAAAAATAACTCATAAGTATTGTTTATCTATTGACCATGTGCTAGCGTGAACAGAGGGTAATTACATCAATTCCACTTAGAGGGTTATAACCATGTCAGAAGTTAAAGATTACACATCAGGCGAAAAAGGCGAATACACCCATTACAATGGCGTGCCTTCTTTTTATGGCAAAATTGTTGATGAACAATGCCGCGAGCAACCAGATTATTGCAATCCTGGCGAACCTGGCGGTGCTATGCAGGGTGAACATCGCAATACCCAGAAAGGTCCCTAAATTTGGGACTATAAAACATGGCTAAGGCTGGAAAACCCGAGCACAAGCCAACGAGTGAGACCAGGGCAGAAGTATCTGCTCTGGTTGCTTTTGGTATTAAACAAGAGCATATCGCAAGAAGATTGCGTATTTCTGATGAAACACTCAGGAAGTACTATGAGCATGAATTAGAAACTGGCTTGTCTAATATGATAGGCGAAGTTGCAAATGCTCTATATAGAAAAGGCGTTGAAGAAGGTGATACAACAGCGCTAATTTTTATATTGAAAACTCGTGGCAGATGGCGCGAGAAAGATCCAGAAGACAATAGACAAGCCTTGTCTATAATTGAGCAATTTTTAGAAAAAATCCCACAACCACCAAAGTGAGCCATGAGCGAAGAGAAGCTAATATCAGTATTGCAGTCGCTACCTCTTTTCGCTCAGGGCTTCCTAAACATTCGTTCCAAATCTGGACAAATCAAACATTTTGAACTTAACCGAGCCCAGCTCTATTTACATAGTCGTTTAGAAGAGCAATTAGAAAAAGCAGGAAAAGTTCGAGCTTTAATATTAAAAGGTAGGCAACAAGGATGTAGTACCTATGTGCAGGCTCGCTACTTCCATAAAGTCATTACTCAGCGCGGTAAAAAGGCGTTTATCCTTACGCATGAGGCTGAGGCAACTAAAAATCTGTTTGATATGGCAAAACGCTATTATGAGAGTTTACCTGAGGGTCTCGCCCCAAAGTCCGATGCTTCTAACGCTAAAGAGCTTAATTTTAGGTCACTTAATAGCGGATATAGTGTGGGCACTGCCGGCAATAAAGCGGTCGGACGCTCTCAAACTATACAGCTTATGCATGCTTCGGAAGCTGCTTATTATCCCCATGCTGAGGAGCATGCCAAGGGGATATTACAGGCGGTTTCAAATGAGGCTGGAACGGAAATTATAATTGAATCGACAGCTAACGGGATTGGTAATTACTTTTACAATCTTTGGATGGGTGCAATCTCAGGCCAGTCAGATTTTCAGGCGATATTCATTCCTTGGTATTGGCAAACAGAATACACGGCACATCCAAGAGAGAATGATACGGTCAGTCTTACAGACGAAGAACAAACTTTGTTGGAAACTTACAAGCATGATGGCTTAACCACAGAGCATTTATACTGGCGTAGACGTAAATTATTAGAATTCAGCAATGACTTTGAAACAGCGCGTGAATTATTTAGTGTAGAATATCCAATGACTGCGCTAGACGCCTTCAGAAACCCTGTTGCAGATAGATTTATTAAGGCCGAGCTTGTTAATAGAGCAAGGAAGCACAAAGTTGATAGTTCATCCCCTCTGGTTATCGGAATCGACCCGGCGATTTCTGACCATGATAGAACAGCGATTATCCGACGTAAGGGACGAGTCGCTTATAACCTTGAGACGCATTTTAATCTTAATACAATGGAGCTTGTTGGCGCTATTCGCCGCATCATTGATAAAGAGCGCCCTGCAAAAGTTTGCATAGATTGCATTGGAATCGGGGCTGGGATCGTCGACAGATTATTAGAGATTGGTTATGAAGTGGTTGAGGGTATTAACGTCGCTCGCAGTGCTAATGATAAAGATAAATTTAGGAACCTTAGAGCCGAACTTTGGCATGACATGCGTGAATGGATGGCTCAAGACTCGCCCATACAAATACCAGATTCAGATGAACTCTTGGGTGACTTAACGTCGCTCGGATATAAGTTTGACAGCTCAGGTAGGCTTCAAATAGAATCTAAAGATGAATTACGCAAAAGGGGCATGAAGTCGCCTGATACAGCAGATGCCTTAGCGCTTACATTTTCCGTAGGTGATTTCTTAAATCAAAGCGGATACGTTTCTAACAGAATCGATTCAAGGGCACAAGGCATGTTCTTATAAGGAAATTCATCATGGTCAAAAAAGCAGAGAAAACAGCACAACAAGCAAGATTAGCCGTAGAAAAATGGCGAGAATATTTTAAATACAATATCGACCAATACCATCAGATGCATAGTTTCGTATTAGGGCGACAATGGGAAGATGAAGAAGAGGATATGCTTGTTAAGACTTTCAACAAAGTTCCTCTCCAATTCAACAAACTTGCCACATTGGTTAACACATTGCTTGGCGAACAACAGCAAAACACACCTCAGCTTGAGGTCGTTCCATTAACCAATTGTGATGAAGAAACTGCCGAAATCAGGCAAATGATTGTTAAAGACACCATGCTTTCAACTGATGCTAAGACTGTCTATCAAGTTGCAGCAGCACAAGCATTTGTTGGTGGCTATGGTGTATTCGTCGTTGATACGGATTACACCCATGATAAAAGCTTTGAGCAGGATATTGTTTATAGGCATTTGAAAGATGCAACACGCGCCTATTGGGATATAGGTTCAGAAGATGTAAATAAAACTGACGGTATGCGAGCTGGTTATGTTTCTCGAATGACTCGTAAAAAATTCCGACAGGTCTACGGTAAAAAGGTTGAGCAAGAAATCTCGGCTGTCCATGGCATAACAGCCACCACAGAAGAAATTGCTTTAGCAGTTCAGCCATCAGGCGCTGGCAGTGACGATCCTTTCACTTGGTTTGATGATAACTCCATCACTATCGTAGATGATTATGCTCGAACCTTCGTACGAGATACGCTATACAAGCTCTCAAATGGCAAGACTCTCAATCAGCTTGAAATGGACGAGTTAATCGTACAGTCTCGTGAATTCTCCCGTCAGCTTCAAGAACAGCAGTTTGCAATGGGTGAAATGGCTGGAATTGATGAAATGATGGGTATGCCAATGCAGGCAGAAGCTGTCATGGAAGTAGCCGAAACTGAAGATGAACTCGAGCAACCCGAAATTGAAACGCTTTACGATGAAGGTATGCCGGTTCGAATAGAAGAGCAAAGACCATCTAAGCGCTCTAAAATCATGCATAGAAAGATTGCTGGCGATTACATCCTTGAAGAAAGTGAATTTCCTGCTGAAGACTTGCCCGTCATATTCGTTGACCAAAATAGTTATTATGACAAAAGCGGCAAACAAGTCTGTAGGCCATTTGTAATCGATGCTATTGACGCTCAGCGTTATTTAAACTATCTCGGCACGCAATCAGCCTATATCCTCAAAATATCACGCTATGACCAGTTTATGGGCTCTAAAAAGAACGTTCAAAGCTTAGACACTCAAAGGGACTGGAAAGACCCCCAAAACGTTAAGGGAATGATAGCTTATGATGAATCCCCTAGTGGCGCTAAGCCTGAGCAATTACGACCACCCGAATTATCCGCTAGTCTTATGCAGCAATATCAGCGAGCAATCGACGACATGTATACGAGTACTGGCCTATATCCGACTAGAATGGGGCAGCAGGGTAATGAAATTTCGGGAGCGGCTATCGATGCCAGGACGCGTCAAGGAAGTTATTCCACCTATGTTGCATTCAACTCCATTAACCGTGCAATAACGGCTGGCGGGGTTATCGTTAATCAAATGATACCAAGAGTCTATGACTCAGAACGTGTTGTAAGTTTAATGACGCCTGACAAGGGGAGACAAAACATAATTGTCAACCAACAGATGGACGAGTACGGGTCACGCATCAAGAATGACCTATCAAAGGGATCGTTTGAGGTTCGATTGCAAGCTGGTCCCTCATACGAAGGGCAAAAAGCACAAGCACTTGAATCGCTTAATATGGTCCTGCAGGCTAACCCGCAACTCCTTAACCTTTTCGCAGATTTATACGCAGAAAACTTGCCGCTTGTTAATACGATTGAGATTAAGAATCGCCTTAAAACAATCGTTCCGCCTGAAATACTCCAAGCTGGAAAAACTGGAGAAATGCCAAAAGAGCAGCAAAAAATAGACCCAGCAGCTCAGGCAGCTATGGCAGAAGCACAATTCAAACAGCAGCAGATTGAAATCAAAAAACAAGAATTACAAATGAAGATGCAGGAGCATCAATCTAAAACTGAAATGGAACGTATCAAGCTTGAAATGGAGAGGCTTGAAATCGCTGCCAAGTTAGAAGAGCAAAAGTTACGTTATATGGCGGAAATGGACAGAACTCATAGCGATAATGCTATATCGCACGCTGACAACATAACGAAATTATTGATCAACAAGCAAAAAGAAAGGAAGCAATATGTCTGAAACCAGTAGCATTGACGATGTTTTAGCGAGCGCAACAGCAGGGATCCCACCTAAGGTTGAAATAGAACCTCAGGATTCTTTAGCTGAAGAAGTATCATCTGAGTCCACTCCCGAAAAAGCACAGGAGACTACTAATGAATACAGCGAACCTGAAGACCCGGCGCCAAAAGATACTCAAGAGTCATCAGTCGATGAATATGGTAATGAGAAGCCAGCTCCTCGCCAATATTCGCAAGAAGAAGCCGATGAGTACGTCAATAGAATGGTCCGCGAACGATTGGCGAGAATAGAAAGGAATGCTCAACCACCAACCCCACAGCAAGTTCAACAAGCTCAACAAGCTGGTTTTCAATATAATGCTGAATCAGGTGAAGATTGGCAGCAGCAATTAGCTGCCTTCACTGAGCAAGTTATCGTTCAACGCGAACAAAGACAGATGCAGCAAGCGCATCAAATGCGAGAAGACAGGGAAAAAGCTGAGTTTCATCATAAATTTCAGGCAGGCATGGGAAGATTCCCTGATTTTGTTGATGCAGTCGGTTCGCAGCCAATAACAGATTATATGACAGAAGCTTTGTCAGGCATTAAAGATCCAGCTGCTTTCATTTATGCAGCTTCAAAAAGAATGCCACAAGAATTGGAAAGAATATCAAAAATACAAGGTAAGGCAGCTCAAATGGTCGAAATGGGCAAATTAGAGGAAAGAATGAAGCAGGTTAAACCAGCTACAAAGGCTCCTAAGCCCATTAGCAGAACGCAAGAAGATATGGCGATCAAGCATTCTAATGAGAAGCGAGAACCTACCATTGAAGAGTTGATCGCTCAATCTGACGCGAAACGACGTGCCTTGCAAGCTCAAAAGAGAAGGTAATCCATGAAAAAGAAAGTCGTATTTCATGTCGAAATTTCTTACAAAATAAGAAAAGATGGTCCAAGACAGCATATTAGGATGGGAAACCTTAAGACATATCAAACTTACGAAGAAGCAGAGCAAGCTATTATGGCTGCCTGCTTTGTTGATGAATGGTTTGATGAGGAATTTTCTATTGTGAAAACATGGCAGAAAGATAATGCTAATTAGTCAAATTAGAAATTTCGTTATCATGCCTGCTCTAAAGTTGTGCAATCTATGGTGCGAGTCGGCTGAAATATTGCTGACCGGCACCTTGATGATGGAAACCAATGCTGTGGCCATTATACAGAACCATGGTCCGGCATTGGGGTTCTTCCAGATTGAGCCAGAGACGCATGAGGACATAAAGTTATACCTTTCACACCCTGCGAGCGTTCACTTGCTTAAACCTTTACTGGAGTGTTGTTATTTCTCAAACTTGCCGAATGATTCAGAATTAATCTCAAACATTAAATACAGCTGTCTCATTGCAAGGTTAATCTATTTTAGAAATCCTGAGAGATTGCCTGATCAAGAAGACAGAGAAGAGCTCGCCCATATGTACAAGAGAATCTATAACACATCAGGTGGAAAAGCTGACATTGATAAATGCTTGGAGGTGTTCAAGTCCATCCCTTGCAATTTACCTTAATTTAGTGAAAGATATTAATTGACGTGTATCTCTAGCCTTAGGCACCGTCGCTTAAGCAACCAATAAGGTGTGTATTGTGTCTGCCGCCGGACAAACGGGAATAGTGCTCTGTTAAGGAGCGTTGTAATCATTTGTCTTAAAATAGGTAGGCGCTATCATGCCCAATCAATTTCAAACAACACAGTATGTGTTGGACGACGTATTCATTCGCTTTTGGAACTCCCTTGCTTTTGCTCGTACAGCAAACCGCAATCTTGAAGGCGATTTCAAAAACTTAAAATTCGCGACAGGCCAAACGATTAACTATCGTTTAGAAGAAAGATATCTTGCCGGAGAAGGCGCTGTTGCAGTGTCAGAAGCACGCACACAGATTATCCGCCCTCTAACTATCAGCAAACAATTCCGTACCATGGTCGAATATAGCGGCTTCGAACTAACGTTTGATCGCGCTCGTGACGAACCTTACTTAGAGATGGCTAATGCTCCAAGAGCTAAGCGCCTAGCTAATATGGTTGAGAAGTTCATCGCAACTGATAACTTCCAATTACAAACCTATCAAGCTGTTGGTACTCCTGGCGTCCCTGTCGATTTCAATACGATTTTGACCGCTGATGCATACATGACCGAATTGGGCATTCCTGAAGATGGCAAGCGCTATGCTGCTATTCCTCCTCGAATTGCTGCGAACCTTTCAAACGATTTGTTTGCTGTGTTCAACAATTCTGTTAATACAGGGGCTCTCATCGACGGCTTCATAGGACATTTGTCAGGCTTTGACTTCTTCAAGACAAACTTCCTTGCTCGTCAAATCGCTGGTGCTGGTCAAGCAGCTGGTGCACCTCCTGCAGGCTTCAGATTGGGCGGTACGGTTACTAACGGTCCTATTAATGGCGGAAACACCATTTCTGTGACTGGCCTTGTAGCTAACCAAGCAATCGCTTTCAACGTTGGTGACATCATCGAAGTAGCTGATGCTTCTAATGTGTTCATGGTTAATCCTTTAACCTACCAACCATTAGCACAGCGTGCTCAGTTCGTTGTTACGGCTGTAACACCTTCTGATGCTGGTGGTAATGCGAACATCCCTGTCAATCCTACGATTGTTACTACGGGTGCTCGTCAAAACATTTCTGCTCCAATTCCTAATGGCGCTCAAATGTTGCTTCGTTTAGATCATAACGTTTCACTTGCCTACCATACACAAGCCATTGTGTTTGCAGCTCCTCCTTTAAAAGAATTGAAAGGTGGTGTTGAAGCTGTGACCCGTTATTCTGACCTATACAAACTGGCAATGACCTATTCTCTCGGTGCTGATATTCGTAACTACGAACAATTAGACCGTATCGACGTCATCGCTGGTGTTGCAATTAACCCAGAATTTGCAGTGAGAATTTGTTCTTAATGTAAATGTCTAAGGTTTGGCGTGCTGCATTCACTAACTTAAGTAGCACGCCGTTTTTGCAATAAAAGGGGGCTCGATGGAAGGCGAAACCGTTTTGTATGATGGACGCATAGTCCCTAAGCAAGGATTCCGCGTATTTATTTATGGCTTTGACGGTCAAACTAAACTAGTCGAATCCTGGGAAGAATACCAAGAAAACATTTCTTCAGGTGTTTGGTTTTCCCATGCAGACAATCCAAAATTGTCCAAAATTAGTCCAGATGTAGACAAAAGTCCAAATATAGACTCGCGCAAAGACAAAAAGCGGAGTCGTGACTAATGGTTCAAACAGTCAGACAATTCATAACACAAAGCTATCGGTTGATTAGCGCTTCAAATCCGACTGTACCACTTCATGGAAATGATTTAGAGCAGGGGATTTTGATATTAAATGAGTTGTTAGATTCCTATGCTTCTACTGGCTTGCTGCTCACAATTGCTAAAGAGGTGAATGTTCCTCTCGCGGTTGGTCAGCAAGAAGTTGTTTGCGGGCCACTTACGGCTATCCCACTCCCGGATATCACGTTAGGGCGGCTCGCCAATTTAAACGAAGCATGGCTTTTATTGGATGGTGTAACCTATCCTTTAATTGATAAGTCACGCGATGAATTCCTCGCTTCATTTAAATACGATCCATTATTAGGATTGCCAAGATTTGTCATTGTTTATCCTGATACAGATGTAGTTCGTATTAGGCTTTATCCCGCACCTAGCCAGTTCTTTCAGTTTTACTTGAGAGGCAAGTTTCAGCTCACTAATGTAACGTCTAATGACGATATGAGCAGCTTGCCAGGATATTACTCAAGATTTCTTAAGTTCGCTGTAGCAAGAGACATCTCGATGTATAAAGGACGAGCTGATGCTTGGACACCTAAACTTGAGGCGCTCCTTCAAGAAGCTCAAGACAAGATGGAAGCAGCCAGTGAGGTCAATTTGTCCATCACAGGCGACAGAGCAAGCTTATTGAATGGTGCTTGGCGAGTGAGGGCGGGTATATAATGCCAGTTGAAACCCTTCCAATATTCACATACTTCAACCGACAAAGGTTTACCCAATTCGGTTCGATGGATTGTGCCAATTGGTATGGTATTTCTGCGCCTAACACTAAAAAAACTCAAGCTTTATATCCTGCTATGGGAAGAAAGCATATTGAGTTTTTTGGTCAAAATAAGCTCGTTTTTGCAGTTGAACCTCAGAACATATTCAAAACTATTGATTTCATGTATGTGATTGTTGGCACGACAGTCATTCAAGTTGATAAGTTTTATAATGAAAAAGTGCTTGGGAATGTGCCATTAGGCTCTCAAGTTTGGTTTGATTTCCTGCCAGTAGATAATCAGGTTTTTGCCATCCTTACCGCTGAAACTGTAATGTACCTCATTACTGAGAGTCCTGGTGGTGGCGTAACATTCCAACAAATAACAGATCCAAATGCACCTACGAATCCTTTATTCGTGGTCGCTTTCGGTAATAGATTCGTTGTTAGCCAAAAAGACACGCCTGATTTCTTCCTAAGCACAGTGAATGTAGCTGGTACCCCGAATACCATCTTCACTATTCCTGTATTAGGTGGGCCATTGCAAGCAAGGGCAACAGGCGTGATTAGGCAGCTTGGCGTTTTACATAATCAAATGTATATGTTCTGCGATTATGTGACTAATATTTGGGCAAATATCCCGAATCAGATCACTATTGCTGGCGCACCATTCTCATTTCCATTTAAGCAAAATAGTTCCTATAGCTGGGATTATGGCATTGCCGATCCATTTACTTTAAGTATCGATTTCGGGCGTTTAGTATTTTTGGCTAAAAATGCTAGTGGATTGGTAAGCTTTATGGCCTCAAATGGTCAGCAACCAGTCGATATATCCTCACAAGCAGTCAATGTATTGCTTGAAAATTCCAGGAATCCTGACGAGATAAGTCCTTTTCTCCAGGGAAATTCAGATGGGTTCATATATCAATATGAAAACACTATTCTATACAGGGTTTCTGGTGGGGTTTATAAAAATTACAGGCAGCTTGACCTTAAAGAAGACACGATTGCTATTGAATACAACTTCTCAACGGGAACATGGGCTCGCGTCATTGAATTAAATGGCGAAAGAAACCGAATCGAAAAGCATATATTCTTTAATGGCGTTCATCTAGTAACTGTTCAGAATGATGGCGCTATTTACCAGATGGCTGGCAATCTCTATTTTAATGAGCTTAGAACACCGGACGTTGACGCTCAAGCGGCTAATGCATTTAGCAAATATCCAATGAGATATGAACTTACAACAGAGCAAATCTTTGCAGAAGACTATTCAGAATTCATTACTGATTATGTAGAAATCGACTTTGTATTTGGCGATAAAACATTCTATAGAAATGACGCTCCTTTCGATAACACCATATTTATCATTACGGAAGATAGCGATCCCGCTTGCCCTACATATTGTATAGCGGAAGACCAGCCAGGAGGCGAAGATGTTTTCCTTATTATTGAAGAAGGTAATACACCATCCTTCGATGACAACCATTATAACAGTCTCTTCAAGCCTAATATTAGCCTTTATTATTCTGACGATGGTGGCGTCGTGTTTTCCGCAGCAGACCTTCGAGAATTCTCCCAATTGGGGCAGTACCGATGGCGAATGCGATGGTATGAATTAGGGCCTTCCCGAAATCGTTGCTACAAGCTTATATGCGTGAGCTCAGCTCCAATAGTCGTGTTGGGCGCAGTTCAGAATAAGCGTCGGTCAAGTGGAGGAGCAAACTAATGTCGATATTCTTAGATAGAGTCGATTCAGCTCC